TAAATGCTTATTATCAGCAGGCAATTGTTAAACCTCAGGCATTTAGACTTGAGCCTCTAAAAGGAAAATTATATATTATCACTACTGAGGAAATAGAGATACCTAAACCTGAACCTAAGAAATACGACCTGTATGGTGACTTCGAATAAAGAACATACTCTATTAGTTGAAAAATATCGTTCTAAAAACCTAGATGAATATGTAGGTAATGAAACTATTAAGGCCACTATAGCTAAATATTTAGAACAGAACGATATACAAAATCTTATATTCTATGGAGGTCCAGGAACTGGTAAAACTACTTTGGCTAAGCTTATTGTTTCCAATTTGGATTGTGATTATCTTTACATCAATGCTTCAGATGAAAGAGGGATTGAAACAATTAGGGACAAAGTATCCGGATTTGCTTCTTCTGCTTCGTTCAGAAGTATCAAAATTGTTATCCTGGATGAAGCAGATTTTCTCACAATCCAAGCACAAGCGTCACTAAGAAATGTAATTGAAACATTTTCACGTAGTACTCGTTTTATCTTAACTTGTAACTATGTTGAACGTATTATTGATCCTCTTCAATCACGTTGTCAGGTACTTAAAATTGTACCTCCATCAATGAAAGAAGTAGCTGCCCATGTAGCTAATGTTTTAGATAAAGAAGGAGTTAAGTGGACTAAAGAAACACTAGGACCTATTGTTAAACAATATTACCCTGACATCCGTAAAATTTTAGGTACAGCTCAGTTATCAACCATTGATAATAAACTTGTCTTAGACAAGTCAATACTTGTATCAAATGGGTATATTGAGCAAGTAATAAACGAGCTTAAAACAACTAAAAACTGGAAAAACATTCGTCAAATAATAGCTGATTCTAATATCAATGATTATGAAGAACTTTATAAAGAGTTGTATTCAAATGTGTTACAATATGCTGACGGGCGAGAAGGCATGGTGGTAATTATTCTCGAAGAATATCAATACCATTCTAACTTCAGAATTGATAAAGAAATCAATATCATGGCTTGTATAGCTAAAATCATTTCAGTTCTATGATTAATATGGAGATAGTACATATGGGCCCTCGTTCATTCTATCTCTATAGAACTTACAAAGAGCGAGATAAACCAGTAGATGCTGATTTGCTTAAAGAGTTTTGGCACTGTGATACAGTGCTTAAAAAAGAAAACGTATATTATTTTTGTAGAGAAATTCAAGATGTAGAATATGAAGCAGTTCCTGAAGTACACTCTAACTTGGATTAGTGGGAATCTTTCCATACCTTTCTGGATGGTAGGACATATTCATCTTACTACTAATGTATATGAAGACATCCATGAAATAATAGCTTCGTTTGGTATGAATATAATAGTGGCAATTGGCTTCTATATAGATTGGTTAAATCATAAAAAAGAAAATTCATGAATCAAAATCAAGAACTAAAATTAAACATTGACCTTAAAAACACAGAAAAGGTAGAAACACCAGATGGTAACTATGTAGTTGCTGAAGGTATTATTTTGCGTAAAGCATCACGCTTTGCAGTAGGTACTGCACAAGATGCACTTATTCCAATTCCTGTGTTTTATGATGTCAAAACAGGTGCTATCTTGAAGGAAACACTTCCTAAAGAACTTCAAGACGAATATGACACTATTTGATTGGTTAGAAGAAATAACAGTTAAAAAGACTCTTCCTGGAGACTTCAGCGAAGAGTCATGGGACTCATTTAATTCTTACATGGTTCATAGATATTTATCTATGGATATAAATTACATAGACATTGTAAATTATGTCCAAAAGATAAGTCCACAGAATAAAAAACAAATCTATACCATCTACAGAGAAATGATCCCAAAGAAAAAAGTTTGGCTAAAATATGTCAAACCAAGTAAAAAACAAAGACCACAACATATAGCAGAATACATAGCAAAATATTATGAATGTAGTTTAGGCGAAGCTGACTATTACATTGATATAATTCGAGAACCAGGTGTTCGAAATATTTTGTGGCAAATGGGAGTCGATCAAAAAGAACAAGATAAATTAGTAAAAACTCTGTAAATTAAATTAATTAGTTATGGCACCAGGAAAAAGTATAGATGATCAAACTATCTGGAAAAATTCATCTCAAGAAGATCAACCAACTCAACATTCAGCAATTAATGATTTTGAAAAAACATATTCAGAATTAGCAGAGGAATTTAAAAAAATTCAAGCTGAACAGTATGAATTGTTTGCCTCTAAAATGATGGATTATGGTTTAGGTAATATCTCTTTAGGTTCAACACTTGAAGATAAAGATGATATTAATCTTTCAATTACAGGTATTTGGTTGCGTTGCAACGATAAGATCAATCGCCTTAAAAATATCCTAAAACGTGGTGGTAAAAACTATGTAGCAGGAGAAGCAGCAATTGATAGTTTTATAGATATCTCAAACTATGGAATCATTGCCCAGTTGGTTTTGAGAGGTAAATGGAAATAAGTTTTGGCTAAAAAGAAATTGCCTCTAATTGTTGAGGCTGTAAAAAAATTCACGCCCCCAGACGTTGACCATAGATATCAAAAACAGATATCTTTTAGTCAGTTTTCGGTATTTGAGAGTTGCCCTCACAAATGGGCACTCCAATACCGAGATGGGCATTATACATCTGAGGTTTCAATTCATATGACATTTGGAACTGCAATGCATGAAACTATGCAAAACTATTTAGAGGTGATGTATAATGAAAGTGTAGCAGCAGCTGATAGAATTAACATAGAAGAATACTTTGAAGACCGTTTAAGAGAAAATTATAAACTAGAGTATAAAAAGAACAACAATACTCATTTCTCTAACTCAACTGAATTAAGTGAATTTTTTGAAGACGGATCTGCTATTCTTCAATGGTTTAAGAAAAATAGAGGAAAATATTTTGGTAAAAAGAGTTGGTGGTTAGTAGGTATTGAAGTACCTATTTTACTTCCGCCTAATCCGTTCTATAAGAACATAATATACAAAGGATATATCGATGTTGTCTTATATAATGAGATACTTAATAAAGTAAAAATTATCGATATTAAAACCTCTACTCGAGGGTGGAGGGATAAAGAAAAAGCTGATGAAGTTAAAAACGCTCAAGTTATTCTTTATAAGAAATTCTTTAGTGAACAATTTAACTTCCCAGTTGAAAATATTGATGTAGAATACTTTATTGTAAAAAGAAAACTACATGGCAATCCTGATTTTCCAGACCCAAGAGTACAAATACATGTACCTGCCTCTGGTAAAATTAAGTTAAATAAAGCCACAAAACGTTTTGAGGAATTTATTGAAATGGCCTTTGATAAAGAAGGAAAACATAGAGAAGGTTACATGTTAAAAAATCCTTCAAAACAAAACTGTCAATACTGTCCTTTCAAAGATAGAAAAGATTTGTGTGATAGAAATGTATCTTAGTATATTTTGAGATATTTATATATGACAATATAAAAACCATGTTATGAGCAAAAAGGATATGACACTTACAAGTGTAAAAATACAAACCGATTTGTTTGATGAATTTAAAGTTTCTTGTGTAAGGCATAAATTCTCGTTCCAAAAGCTTGCAGACCGAGCAATTCATTTATATCTTACCGATGATAGTTTTAGAAAACAAATTCACAACCACAACGATTTAGACATTTAATAATTTATGAAAGACGGTTATATACCCAAGGATCAAAGGAAGAAAATTCTTTTGATGTGTGATGATATTAGAATGCCCTCAGGCATCGGAACAGTTGGAAAAGAAATAGTAATAGGTACAGCCCACAAATATAATTGGGTAAATGTAGGGGGTGCTATTAACCATCCAGATCAAGGTAAAAGATTAGACTTAAGTGAAGATACTAACATAAACGCTGGTATTGAAGACTCATCAGTTACTTTATATCCTATACATGGTTATGGTGATCCTCAATTTCTAAGAAGTTTATTAGCCTTAGAACAACCTGATGCTATTTTCTTAATTACTGATCCTAGATATTGGGTGTGGTTGTTTCAAATTGAAAATGAAATTCGTAAACAAATTCCTATTGTTTACCTAAACATCTGGGATGATCTTCCAGCACCATATTACAATCATGCTTTTTATGAGGCTTGTGATGCTTTATTTGGAATTTCAAAACAAACAGTTAACATCAATAAACTAGTTTTAGGTGATAAGGCTAAGAATAAAATTATTAAATATGTTCCTCATGGTTTAAATGATGAAATTTTCTATCCTATAGAGAATAAGGAACAGAATAAAGAATTCCAAAACTTTAAAAAACAAATTTTTAAAGATAAAGAGTATGATTTTGTAGTATTCTTTAATTCTAGAAATATTCGTCGTAAACAAGTACCTGATACTATTTTAGCTTTTAAACAATTCACTGAGACATTACCTAAAGAAAAAGCTGATAAATGTGCTTTACTTCTACACACTGAAATGGTAAGTGAGCATGGAACTGATCTAATAGCTATTATAGAGACTTTATGTCCTGGAATGACTAATATTCACTTTACAGATGGTAGACATGATGCTAATCATATGAACTATCTTTACAATATGTCAGATGTCCAGATTCTACTTACTTCAAATGAAGGTTGGGGTCTATCACTTACAGAAGCACTTTTAGTTGGTAATCCAATTATTGCTAACGTAACAGGTGGAATGCAAGACCAAATGCGTTTTGAATTTGAAGATGGTACATGGATTGATTTTGATGCTGATTTTCCTTCAAACCATAGAGGCACTTATAAGAAACATGGTAAATGGGCCTTCCCAGTCTATCCAAGTAACTTATCAATCCAAGGTTCAGTTCCAACACCATTTATTTTTGATGATCGTTGTAGTTGGGAAGATGCAGCTAATCGTATTTTAGAAGTTTATAACTTATCTAAAGAAGAAAGAAAAGAATGTGGTTTAGCAGGTCGTGAATGGGCCTTAAGTGATGAAGCAGGTTTTACTCAAAGACATCAAGCTGAAAGAGTAATTGAAGGATTAGAACAATTATTTTCAACTTGGACACCTAGAGAAAAATTTGAATTTATTAACACCACTGAATATCAAAAACCAGTTCTAAACCATAAATTAATTTACTAATATGAGTAAAAATACGTTTTTTATAAGCTGTCCTTTCGACACATACAGCGGTTATGGAGCACGCTCTAGAGATCTAGTTAAAGCCATTATAGAATTAGATAAATATGATGTTAAATTACTCCCACAGCGTTGGGGTAACACACCATGGGGTTTTTGTAAAGACAATCCTGAGTGGGCATTTTTATTAAACTATGCTTACCCACATCCACAACTTACAGAACAACCTGATATTTGGATGCAAGTTACAGTTCCAAATGAATTTCAACCAGTTGGTAAATTTAATATTGGTTGTACAGCAGGAATGGAAACCACTTTAGTAGATGGTTCTTGGGTAGAAGGAATAAATAGAATGGATATTAATTTAGTTTCATCTGAACACTCAAAACAATCATTCCTAAATTCAGTATTCCAAAAAGTTAATAATGGTCAATCTTTAGGTGATATTAAAGTAGAAAAGCCTATTGAGGTATTATTTGAAGGAGCTGATACTGACATTTATAAAGTAATTGATTTGCTTCCTAAAACTGAATTATATGATACCATAAATTCTATTCCTGAATCATTTGCTTACTTGTTTGTAGGTCACTGGATGCAAGGTCAATTAGGTGAGGATAGAAAAAATGTAGGTTTGTTAATTAAAGCGTTCCTTGAATTGTTTAAAAACAAATCTAAAAAACCTGCTCTAATTCTTAAAGTTAGTGGTGCTGGAGCTTCTTATGTTGATAGAGATGAAGTTCTAAAGAAAATTGATCTTATTAAGAAATCAGTTAACTCAACTAACCTACCTAACATTTATTTACTACATGGTGAGTTTACAGATTCAGAAATGAATCAATTGTATAACCATCCCAAAGTAAAAGCAATGATTAGTTTAACTAAAGGTGAAGGTTATGGTCGTCCATTACTCGAATTTAGTCTTACTAAGAAACCTATTATAGCTTCAGGATGGTCAGGTCATGTGGATTTCTTAAACCCAGAATTCACTACTTTACTACCTGGTCAATTAACTAATGTTCATGACTCAGCAGTTGTACCTAATATGATCTTAAAAGAATCTCAATGGTTCTCAGTTGATCATGGAGCCATAGGACACTACTTAAAAGATGTTTATGAAAATTATAAGCTTTATAAAGAAAAAGCTAATAGACAGGCTTACACTAACCGAACTAATTTTAGTTGGGATAAAATGAAAGATAAAATAGATGAACTATTTACTCAATACATCCCAGACTTACCTAAAAAAGTAGAAATTAAATTACCTACTTTGAAAAAAATTGAATTACCTAAAAAACCAGTTATAAATGGATAATTTAACTACATGTACCCGATGCGGTTCTGACGCTTGTTACGTTCAAGAAGTAAATGAAAATGTAAAACTACATTTTTGTTACGGATGTGGATTCCAAGCTAACTCAGTTATGACTCGTGATTCAGAATTTTTAAAAGAACAAATAGAAATTCTTCCTGAACTTTATAAAGAGCTAATGG